TACCGAACTAAGCGAACCAATCTTAACTAATTAAATAAAATGGCTAATAAAAAAATAACCGATCTCAGTGACCTTCCATCACCCGCCGGGGCAGATGTTTTACCAATCGTTGACGATGTAAGCGGATCACCAGTAACTAAGAAAGTAACTGTAAATAATTTAATAGCACTCGCCCCCCAAGGCGACCTAGTCGCAAGTAATAACCTGAGCGATGTGGCAAGTGCCGCAACATCTCGCACAAACCTTGGACTCGGAGATGCGGCTACCAAGACAGTCGGAACGGCAGACACCAATGTGATCGCGGTTTCAAGCGGAACAGTTGACCTGGGCGGTAACAAGCTCGAAGACTTTGACGCAAGCATCAATGAGCAAACAGGTACAGCCTACACGCTTCTAGCAGGGGACAATGGCAAGGTGATTAAGTTCACAAACGGATCAGCAATTACGCTTACCCTGCCAAGCGGGTTAGGGGAAGGGTTCAACTGCTCAGTCATACAATACGGAGCGGGGCAGATCACCTTCTCAGGAACCTTTTATAATCAGTCTTCACACACCAAGACCGCAGGGCAGTATGCTGTGACAGGCTTGATCAGTTGTGTGGCAGATTCATTCGTTCTAGCAGGCGATACAGCTTCCTAAGATGACCTTCATACTTCCAAGTTTCGGAGCATCGGCCATATCCGCAGTACCCGCAAGTGGCGGTGGAGGTGGAGGTGGGGCGTTAACAAACACCTACAGCCTCGACTTTGACGGATCTGACGACTATGTCGATACAGGTTCAACCTTTCAATCAACCTATCGGAGCAATCACACCATTTCTTTTTGGTTCAAATTCGATACTACGGCAGTTAACCAAACTATGTTCGGTGTGTGGGATAGTAATAATCTTAATGCAGTGTATTTTACAAGTTCATCAGGAGTAATTTCGCATAGGTATCAAAGTGGTGGAAGTAAAGCTACTACTGTCATTACAGCACCAACCGATGCAAATTGGCATCATTACGCTGTCACACTTACTCAGAATGGAAGTAATTTAGATGTAAAAACATACCTTGATGGGGTATACACTAGTACAAATACCCCGGTAACTATCACTATGTCTAGTTTTACTCAGTCTCTTAATTCTTACATAGGTAAGCGAAACAGACCAAGCGACACACTTGGACCTTTTGACGGAAAGATGGATGAGGTAGCTATTTTTGGATCAGCATTATCTGACGGAGGAGTATCAACAGGTCAGACAGCAGGTGGAGATATTTCTACTCTCTATAATAGTGGAGTACCCGGTGATTTAGACACCTTTAATCCTATTGGTTGGTGGAGAATGGGAGACACAGGTTCTGATTACGGAACAGCAACAATTACAAATGCTGCAACAGGAAGTAATAGTGGTGGATCATCCATAAACGGAACAATCGTAAATGGATCTAGTGGAAACACATCGCCTACCTTTTCAACTGATGCTCCTTAAAATATTATGAGCAGAAATTATGTAATCATTAACGCATCGGAAGTAAGTTCCGTTGATTTTGACCAAGTCCTAGAAACCTCGGCAGATACGCTTAGATATAATGTGAGTCCTGCGGGTACTAAGACCTTCGTAAAGTTTGAGGGTGATACACCTTCGTTCCTAGAAGGCAAAACCGCCAACACGCATTCCGAGATACTTGAGATTCTAGCAGGCGAGGAGTGGACTTCACCGATTGAACCTTAATGATCTATGCACTCTTGGCACTTACCTTTTTGGCGGGATGTTCGCTTCGTTCGACATATCCGACATTAGGAGCTATTGCCGGAGGAGGTGCAGGATCTCTTGCGGGACCAGGCGGTGCGGCACTCGGTGCTGGCATAGGTGCTGTAAGCGGGGAGGCATTAAAAAATGCAGATGCACTCGTAGAGGCCGAGGAAACGATTGAAGCTCTAACTCACGGAGATGTATCTGCCCTGGTTGCTCAAGGAATGGCGGAGCATCAAAGCGGATTCGCTGAGTTTACTAATTATATAAAAAGAATCCTTATCGGAGCGGCGGTTATTTTAGGATGCTATCTAGCAATCCCCATTTTCGTGGCAAAAAGATGTGCTCAAACAGAGGTCACAAAATCGACTACCCGTGCCCCCTTTCCCCGACCTTCTGATCAGAAATGAAAAACTTAATTCTACTAAAAAAGAAATTTCAAACACTCTCAAAGAGGGGAAAAATGGTTACTGTATTTGTATGCTTGATAATAGGTATCATCGTACTCGACTGCCTATTTAAATGATGATTGATCGGGTCTCAGTCTTAGGAATGTCAGGCACAGCGGCCACCTTTGGCCTGTCTGCATTTGATACCGTCATCGGAATCGCGGTTGGCCTGGTGACCTTGGTTTATATGTCCCTAAAACTTTGGCAGGAGATTAAGAAGAAGTGAGCAGATACCGCAGTTACGGCAAACTAGACGATCCATTCGTGACGGAAGGTGATACCTTCTTTCTGCGGATGAATGCTCGTCTGCGACCCAATCAGTTAAAGCCTGGTGAGGTAGCCCTGTCCAAGAATGGCCGGATGAACGATGACGGAACCTGGCAACCCCGCAAGGGATTATCGACTCTGTTCGGATCGATCACCTCGGGAACAGATGCCGTCCGTTTACCCTATGTTATCCAATCGGCATCCCGCTCATCGGGAGTGGTGACAATCGTATTGGATGACACTCCGAGTCTATCCTTTATCCCTGGTGAAAATATAACTGTGGCAGATGTGGATGCATCGATTGACGGCACTCATGCATTAGTCTCTGTCAATTTTACGACTAAGACACTGACATTTGCCAACGCTGGAAGCGATACCACTTTCACAGTACAGGATGCATCAGTGCCGGCAGGAACAAGCCCAAATACATCCGTCTGTTCTTCCGGCAATTCCATAGCTACAACTTTAAATTTTACCATTAACGATGATGGGGTGAATGCAGTTTATGGATCAGCAGTTTATTCAGATGCCTCATCGAATAATGACGATTACATTTTCTCAGCCACCAATAATCTAGCAGTCATCATCCGACTAAAAGATTCAGCACTTTTCAAATGCCGGTACGAGGCAGGCGGGGAGACAGTAGATGGTCCCGTGGGCATGACCCAGGGATTCGACAAGATGTTTATCTTCCGATCCCGCAAGACCACTCTTTCAGCAAGCCCGGCACTTAATGCAATCGGAATATCTTCAGCCTCCCAATCGGGTCAGACAATTACTGTTAATACATCCACCAATCATGGGCGGGTGACCGGTGACTTTGTCACGCTGACTAACCTCGGCAATTGGACAGTAAATCCGAATGACTGCTATCAGATTACAAGGATAAGCGACACTCAGTTCACGGTTACAATGGCATCGTCACAGACTGCCACTTTCAATGTGTCAGGAGCACAGGTTGAATATTTCGAGGACTTCACTCGGGTAGATCGTGGTACTTATACAGCACCTCAGTACCTAACCGACACCACCGCCACAGCATCTAGCGGAGTGGTTACGATGGATGTGGTAAATCATGGGTTGGAGATAGGTAACGAGATAACCATTAGAAGTGGATCATCCCCGTTTGATCTATTCGTGAATCAGAAGGCGATTGTCACTAACACTCCTACCGCTGACCAGTTCACTTTTAATCTCGGAGTGGAGAATGTCTCCCTCGGAGCCTCTCTTACCGCATCTAGGCAACTGGCAATCGGTAAAGGATTTATTCATATGCCGGCGGCTCCCTGGGGGCAGTTTCATCAGCGTAGACTATGGGTTCCTTATTGGTTTACCTCGGACGCATCTCCGACTGATCGGAATAATCGTGATGAGATTGTAGCCTCAGATATTTTAGATTCAGATACCTTTGATCGCATTGGTAATCAGTTTAGAATATCTGCGGGTAAAAGTGATTTCCTCGTAGGCATCCAACCATTTACTCAGGATACTCTTGCGATATTTAATCGTAAATCTATCCACCTAATGACAGGCGTAAGTGGATCTCTTGCCGATGTTAAAACGAATGTGGTAACCACAGAGATTGGGGCATCTGCCCGCAAGTCAATCGTTCAGGTGGCCAATCAGATTTTGTTCCTTTCGGATCAAGGGATTTATGCGGTGGAGTTCATGGACGAATATAATTTAAGGGGAACAGGCACACCTCTTTCGGAAACCATCCAACCATTTGTGGATCGAATAAATCAGGACTATGCTCACCTATCATGTGCCGTTTATTTTGACTCGAGGTATTGGTTGGCAGTTCCATTGGACTCAGCACCTGGCCGAGGAGATGCTACCAAGCTCAATGCGATTATCGTATACAACTTTATCAACGGAGGATTTGAATCTATCGACCAGGTAAACTCCACCGAGTTTGCTATTCGCGATCTGATCGTTGCCCGCGAGGGAGCACAGAACGCTCTATATTTAACTACCGAAGAGGGAGGCGTTCACAAGGTTGATGGATTTGAGGGAGGCGATGTTGTTTCCCTCACCGCAGGGCAGGCAGAATCGGAAACGATTCCCGTGGTCAGTCAGTTGACCACTCGCCAGTACGATGCCGACTCGATGGACCGTAAAACCTTCAGCCGAGCCGAGCTTCATGTTAAATCAAATACAGGCTTTTCTACTGATGGTGATATTCAGTTTATCACCGAAGACCCTGATTCTACTTCACAATCCACTAGCATATCATCCTTGCTCGGCAACAATCTCCCCGACTCAGAAGAGGCATCGGTAAGGCTTAGAGTCAACAAAAGGGGATTCGGAGTACAGGCAGACTTTCAACCAACCAACGGCAGACCCTACCTTCGGTCTGCTAAGGTGGACGCTAGAATTACAGACCGATCCACCACATCCGTTTCATAGGAGAAAAATAAAATGGCAGTATTACAAACAGGGCAATCATTCAACTCAGGCGATCAAGTCACATCACAAAAACTAATGGACATCGCCAACCTGGCAACCTTCGATGACCCAGCAGATGGTTCAACTATAATAGTTAACAGCAACACATATGGGGTACCTGGTGGTGATGGTAAACTAAAAGTTAAATCAGGAGGCATAACATTCAACGAACTGGCGACTGACTCAGTCATTACTGCCAAAATACAGGACGGAGCGGTGACTGCGGATAAGCTCGATAGTGCGGCAGTGAGTGTACTTATGCCATCAGGTACTGTTCTGCCGTTTGCGGGTTCAGCTTTGCCCGGCAATCCAAATGATTATTTGTTTTGCAATGGAGCGGCAGTCAGTCGCTCAACATACTCAACTTTATTTACAGCAATAGGAATAACCTACGGCGTAGGAAACGGTTCAACCACATTCAATCTACCCGATCTTCGAGGCCGAGTAATTGCCGGTCAGGATAACATGGGAGGTACATCTGCTAACACTTTAACTGATGCACAGGCAGATCAGTTGGGCGGGACATTAGGTGCAGAAGATCACACCCTTAGTATTTCTGAGATTCCTAGTCACAGACACCCTCCCCATGAAAACATAACAGGAATAACAGGGGGCTTTGTGTACAATACTAATGCAGGTTCAGGGGCTGGAAATGGAGGGGGATTTGAATATGAGTCTGACACAGGATTAGCAGGTGGTGGTGGAGCACACAACAATGTCCAGCCAACCATCATTTTAAATTATATCATTAAAACCTGATTCATTATGGATATCTTCGACAAACTATTTAACAGGGAGCCAAAGGCAGAACCAATGCCTGACCCTAAT